GAAGTACAGTCCCGTGTGAAACGCGAAGGATTTGGACCATGGGAGGCCAATGACGTTTGGGATGAGCGAGGGAAAAGTAATATTGTTCCCGCTCTCAGAAGTATCGTATTTACGATATCTAAAGAAGCAGTTGTTTTGGAGAAAGCGTTGAACGCCAGCATTGCAGTCGCTGAGGAGATAGTGGAAGTTTTCGAACATCCCTTCAAGGAACTCAGCAAGACCTATGTTGGATGGACGATTCTTATCGCCGCAAGCATTTGCGTGGTTAGTATCCTCTTACGAGTTTCTGTTCCCTTATTAAAATTCTTGTGGAGTGTTCTTATACTGTTTTCCAAATATCTATGTGTCCCAATCTACCGCCTATGTGTTAGTTCTACATGCTGCCTTTATCTTTGTGCTTTTAAGCCTTTGATTTTTGTGCGTAATGTATTTCATCGTAGGAAAATGGAGAAAGAGACACTGAGAGAAATGCAAATTTACAGGCCCTCTGAAGAGATTCAAATGTTGAAAAGAACAACATCAGCAATCTATACTGACGAGACAGGCGTTTATTTGCTAGCAGATGAGAACCACAGGGTTTACTTACAACCAGAAAGACAAACTGAAGACTGCCTAATGTTGAAGTCTTTCAGCAGTGCCAACAGAGATAAGGGCACTACTGTTGAGACTATAAAGGAGGCAGTTTTATCCACATCAAAGCTGTACAAGATCGATAAGATCCCTGATTTCCAGGGAACTTTCGAAGTGGACGGAAATTTGATAGGACACTTTTCTAGGATTAAATTTAACGGAATGGATTGTTTACTGACCGCATATCATGTGCTGGACTATAACAGAACCGCTTTGATTAACTTAAGAAAAGGGGAGAAATGCGTAAAGCTCAGTTCTGTCAAGGCTAATGTAGTAGCGGCATCTCGTACTGAGCATTTGGACTACCTGATCCTCTCTATTCCTTCATGTGTGTTTTCCACACTAGGAATGAAAGTAGGAGTTTGGACGTCCAGAGTTCAACCGAGAGAGCCCGTACAAATAAACCAATTTTATGAAGGTAATCCATGTGTATCCAGCGCTGCTGTGAAGCTTAGCGCAACAAAGTCGTGGCATGTCAATTATGCGGCCAGCACGACCGTAGGAACATCAGGAGCCCCCATACTAGACAGTAAAAACCGTATAGTTGGTGTTCACTTGGAACATGATACAGATGTTAAGTTGAACGTTGGAGTTATTCCGCCTGTTTTTAGGATGACTAAGAAAGAGTCCCCTACTAACGAAGACATAGCCCAGGGCCAGCCAGAGTTGATCGAATATGTTCCAAATGAGAACGATTATGAAGCTCCTGAATCTGATGAAGGAGATATGACTGATTTTTCCTAGATCGAGGGACACGAGTCGTTCCTTACAAAAGAAAAAGATTCCCTAGGTATCTACGAAAGTGGTACTTCTTGGGGTGCTTTTATGGAGGATCGCGACTATGATGTTGCCGAGGAAATGTACGAAAAGTACGGAGAAAGGTACCACGTGTACAAAACCGCTTCTGGAAAGTCTGGCTCCAACATTGGAGCTAGAATTAAGGGCGGTCGCTACCGAAAGGAAAGCCCGTGGACTTGTTCAGAGTGTGCTTGTGTACAGAACAAGGGCTACAAATGCATAAATTGTGGGTACGCGCTTGTTCCTCTCAGTAGGAAGAAGATTAAGAAGATTGAGAAAGGTTCTGCTGTAGCTAAGGCTATCTTGGAAGATAAACTCCCTGCGGAGATGGTCACTAAGATTATGGACCGAGTTGCAGAGGACACATTGGTTAAGAAGATTGCAATACAAGTTGTGCAAATGCTCAAGTCTGGCGGCGTAGGAGACTACGATCACCAAGTGCATAGGCAAGGGGTTGACATTCAAGAAGACCTCACGCATGGCTTGTACCCCGATCTGCCCACCTATAGGGAGATTCCCATGGGAGAGAAGCTCATTCAAAAATTAAGAATGCAGCCCTCCTATGCTCCTCTAGGTGTGGATTCAAATAATTCCCTCAATATAGCAACCCTATCCCTGGGTTCCAATAAAGACTATATGGTGGATGGTTTGGTCAAAGTTAAGACTCATGTAGCGAAAGTAAATCCTAAGAAGGAAACAGCTTCGGCTCATGTAGTCGAGGAAATTGACGGAAACCCCACCCGTACGAAGTCCGCCAAAAGAAGGCAGAGAAATCGGAAGACCAAACAAGTCTTGGAAACCACAGAGTCTGCGGTTCCTTTAAACTCCCAAGCCCCAGCGACGTCTGGGGCGCCTACTACCAGTGGTTTGAACAAGCCATTCCGTTCTCAGAGAAATCTGAAGAAGTCGGAAGAAGCAGCATCACTTTCACAGGGGCAGGTCAAAGGAAGGAAACCGGGAAGTGGCAAGCACTTTGTCTCAAAGAGCCCAGTTACGCCAAGTATGCTTGGCCCCCAAGAGGGGCAGAAGCAGAAAAGCGTAGCTTCAGACTCCAATGTGACAAACATATTGTAAGTTTCAGAGAACCTACCTTCTCTGAAATTGAGGAATCTGACCAAAGGATTTTACCTCAATATCTACAACATATTTTACCAACATATTTACAGACCTACGACCGCGAGAAGTGGAGCGCAGCTATAGATAAACTCAAGGATGACATAAAGGCTGAAGCTAGCCCAGGAGTTCCTCATGCTAAGATTGCTAGACGCAATGACAAGCTGTTGGAAACCATGGGTGAACGTCTTAATGATATCGTACTTGATAGAATCGAGCTGATTCTCTCCACCTCCATTGACGAACTTAAAGCCATGACAAGGAAGGAACGACTTGACCGCAATTTGATGGATCCTGTGAGAGTCTTCGTGAAGAATGAACCTCATACGTTGGATAAAATCAATACTGGTCGCGTTCGACTGATCATGTCTGTTTCACTTACTGACAAAATAATAGAAATGTTATTGTGCAGACACTTTACCAAGCTGGAAATACAAAACTGGCAGGACATACCATCTAAACCTGGTATTGGTTTTACTGCGTCAGACAGCGCTAGCGTTTACGCTGACGTGGTCGGATGCGGAATGCCTATGTCCTACGCAGATATTTCGGGCTGGGATTGGGGCGTGAAACAATGGCAAGTAATTGATGCGGCCAAAACAACCGTCCAGCTTGCTAGAAGTTATTCACCCGTATTTGAACGCCTGATTTTGGCCAAAGCGTACCTGGAAACTGAGTCGATATATCAGTTTTCTGATGGTACCTTGGTGCAGCCCTTATTTAAGGGTATAGTAAATTCAGGAAAATTTAGAACGAGTAGAGATAACTCTTTTATGCGAGTTAGGATCGCTGATTTGATCGGGTCCCGCAAAACCATTGCAGCCGGCGACGATTCCGTGGAAAGCACGGTTGAGAACGCAGCGGAAAGGTACCTTGAGTACGGAATACGCTGTAAAGAGTATCTCCCCGTCAACGACTCTTTTGAGTTTTGCAGCCACTATTACGGGCCAAATACATGCTATGCTCTGAATAAGGAAAAGATGGTTATGAATCTCCTACACCAAGAGCCTAAGGACTTCCTCGAATACAGGATGTCCATGGTAGGCTTTGAATCTGAGTTGGAGACCAGACCTGACTATGAATCTATTTTAGAGCTAATAGAGTCAGTGGGCTACTATGAGGTGGAGGGGCCTCATTATTAACAATGGATCAACGCAAGAGTAAAGCTGTTAAGCAGACACAGCAAAATAAGTCTGCATCGTCTACATCAAAGAGCGCTAAAAGAAGAATGCGTTCTCTTAGAGCTAGACCAGGTACCTATGCCACCAGTAATTCTGGTCTGAGTATGGGTCCCATGGTCCAGGCCAAGGGAACAGCTCCCGTCATTGGAAGGACAGCCTATAACCAGACCGTAAAATCTATGGTCAGAGCAGGTAGAGCTACCATTACAGAGGACGGAATGTCTTTTCTAAAGTGTGCCTTTGCCCCCCCGGACTTTGCCAATAGCAATGTCAGAGGAGTCCCTGATGATTATCAGGGTAAAAGCCTGGTTAAGAAGCACCGTATGGTTGCCTCTCAAGCTTTCTCCACTGCCAGCACAGATTATTACTTTCTTGTGCTGCCAGTTCCTGGTTATTCTTATTGGTTAGCGACAGTCTCATCTGGATCACCATTGATTGCTACGACCATCTTTAATGGAGTTCCCTACGCTGATTGTGGCACTCTTTTTAATTCGAGTTCGAATGCGGGCACCAGTACTGCTGATATTGTAGATAAGTTTAGATTCGTATCCAATCATTTTGAGCTGGTCCCTACGACCAACCAAATGACCTGGAGTGGTAATGTCCAGAGCTGGAAGTTTCCCTCCACCCTGTTTTTACGTCAGAATAATCTGACAACAGGAGCTGAGGCGGGAAACATCTGGTCCATATCGGGATTACAGTCTCTAAACGCCACAAACGCTGACCAATACACCGGGCCCTTTAATCTGGGAGTCTATGCTGGTGCCTATAACACAGGTGCCAGCTTTGACTTCTCGCAGATCATTGAGTACGTTACTGCGGTTCCATCTACACCTTCCACCTTTTTGGGCGACTTCGGTCAGCTCAATGCCTCAACCAATGGCTTCACTGGCTTTGATAACCAGTTTGAAAGCATGGTTATCAAGGTGTCTGGTATGGGAACCAACGTTGGCAATACGGCAATTGTAAAGTCGTGGTCTTGTGTAGAGTATCAAGCTATACCTGGCAGCGGCTATTACGAATTCCAGACGCTTTCGTCATGTGACAAAGTCGCACTGGACCTCTACAGGAAGATAATTAATCAGCTTCCTCCAGGAGTGTCCTTTGTTGACAATGAAAGTTTCTGGCAACGGGTTTTGCAGATAATCCGCCAGGTCTCTGGCGGAATGTCCTTTATTCCGGGGCCGTATGGTATGGCAGCAGGTGGCGTCAACAAAATCAGCGACGCTTTAGAACAGATGTTCTTTTGAGCTCCTCTGATAAGACGATGGCAAGGAAAAGCCTTCCAAACCC